TCATTGATCAGCGTGTAGTAGTTCGCTGGAGTAAGGAGAGCAACACGACCGACGCTGCTGACGTTCTTCTGATCCATCAAGCGAGCCGCCGTAAAGAAGCCCCGGATCAAGTTTGCAGCCTTTTGCGACGCCGTGGTCGCGGTGCCGCCAGCGGCGAGTTGGACGCCCACAGCGTTGTCAGCGAGGACATAGCCCGTGCTAACAACAGCACTGTTGGCGACCTGGGCAATCGCAATCTGAGCACCGTGGTAGAGACTACCTTCCGACCAAGCGGTACCGAAACGGTCGTTACCGGCTTGAACAGCACCAGCAAGGACAGTCCGCATGGACGCCTTGTCAGCGTGGTAGGCCAGTTGGCGACCAATCTCAGTCGAGTAGATGCTCCGAACCTCGTAGTGGTTCTTCGCTTCATCGATGTCAGCCAGGAAAGCCGAAGCAGTCAAGACACCGTCGATGGAGATGATCCGCTCGTTGTGCTTGATGGTGGACAGGTATTCGTTACCTGACGTTTGCTCGTCCCCGAACAGGGACTCACCCGGCGTGTGATACTTAGCCGCCGCAACGCCCGTCACCGGGAATTGAGCCGACTTACCACTGGAGATCGTGCGGACACGATGCAGCGGCATCATCACATTCTCTTCTTCGAACGTAGTAAGGACTTCACCGCTGAAGACCTTGAGGAAGAGATCGTTTTCGTTAGCAGTGGTGCGTGCTGCACCGTTAGTGACGCCCAGACTCGAAGGGGCTTGAGAACCGTAATAAACCATTAGAGTAACTCCTAATAGAAGGTTTTGGGATTGGTTAACAAAAGAAAAGGTCTGATGGCCTAGTCTCGGTAACCAAGAGTTACTCAGTTATCCACCGCAGCGGGCCGAAGTTGTAGTTCCTCGACATCGCCATCATCCGACTGGACCCCGCAGGGTCCGGTGGTTCAATTAGGTTGCAGAACGCGCAGCAGCACGAGCAACTCGTTCAGCAGCACTAGCAGAAGGGCCGCGCCAAAGACGCACGCCAGTAATCGCAAGAGCCACTTCGAGAACAACTCGACCCATTTGGAAATACCAAGGGTCGCCAGTGTTCGTTGCCAGTGCCTCGCGCAGGGCCGCAGCTTGCGTAGCTGTGACGGTGCCTGAGCTTTCCATCTGGCTAATGACTTGCATAGCAAGCTCCACTTGCCCGGTATCAAAGACGCCACAAGAGCAGAATAGGAAAGGAAGGGGGAGAAAGTAGAGGTATCGCATTAGAGGATGTTAGATACAGAAAGGCGTGACTCGATCTGCTTGCGGTAAGCAGGATCCTTGGTGTAGCGGGGATCCTTCATTGCAGCCGTCAGTTCGGCCAGCGACTGGAACCCGCTGGAGGCCCCAGAGGACGAGGTACTGCCCTGGACGAGAGGCCGTGCGCCCCCACCCTGGGACTCGAAGCGCATCGCCAGACCTCGGATCGCGAACATCATGTCGTCCTGCGTGCCCTCCATGACGGCCCGGTTGAATGCATTTTGCTCGCCTTCAGAGAGGTTGTCGCCAGCCCACTCGACCATGCTGTTGTAGCGTTCCTCACCACCTACTTCGCTGTAGATGGAGCTGAACTGGGCGTCCAGCAGAGCTTGCTGGCCAGCGATGTAGCCGTCAATCATCTCACGCGGGATCCCCTGCGCTTCGATAGCCTGGATCGAGTCATCGCTGAGGGCTCCGTTCTCGGCAAACTCGGAACTGTATTGCGTAAAGTCGAAGCCTTCGTTTGGAGTAGGCTGTTCAGCGTCTCCTTCATCTTCACCGCTCTGCCTCTGGCGAGTGAAGTTGGACTGGAGTTCGATGTACGCCTTCGCCAGTTCTTCTGGGGAGCCGAACTTGTCGGGCAACCATTCAGGCCGCTCCTCTTCTTCGGACTCCTCAGCCTCTTGTGGCTGTTCCTGCTCTTCGATTTTTTGGATGTCATCCTCAGAGTAGGGTTGTGATTCGTCCTTAACGATTTCTACTTTTTGGTATTCTGCCATTACTCAGCCTGTTGTTCTTGCTCCATTGCCTTTCCTGCCATCTGCATAGCTGAAGGACCCATTTGTTGCATCATTGCTTGTTGCTGTGCTTGCTGATCCGCAGCCGCAATTTCGTCTTCTGAGCGAACAAGGTTTTCAGTATTGATGCCGAGAGCAGAAGCACGGCGGTTCATGTATTCTCGTATGTTGACATACTTGCTAATAGCTTCTGGACCGAGAACCTGAGCAATCCCTGTAAGGTAGACATCCAGACGGTTGAGGTCATTCCCTCGGCCTAGAGCTTCGATGCCTGTAACAATTGCTGGGGTGATCTTGTCCCGTGGAATCTTGGGCATGTCACCCTTCTTTTCCATTCGGTCCATGACTCGATTGACGAGCGGAAGTTGGAACTCCTGACTCAAGACTGAGTAGATGCCTCCAAGCTGTCGCTCGATGGATTGGGTGACGAGACGGACTTCTTCGGCGGTGACTCGTTCAGCATTTCGGATTGTTGACTCGGTGAGCAGGAATGCGTATGAAAGCCGATCTTGGATCTGCTGCATCGCACTAAGAGCCACTTGGAAGTCAGCGGCCTTCTGAGTCTGAAGAACGCTAACGTCTGCCGCGCTGCCTTCTCTAATTGCACCATTGGGGGACTCCGCTAGGGTCCGTGCCCTAGTAGTTCCATTGGGATTGACGAGGAACAAGATCTTGGCAGACGCCGCAGAACCCTCGACAATAGAGCGGGTCAAGCCTTCGAGACTCTGAAGGTCACCATAGTATTGCTCAACGTAGCCGCGACCGTAGTCTTCGCCATCTACTCTCGTCATGCGGAGAGCAATGAAGGGGGACCTGTCCTTCTTGAAGACCTGTCGAGTCTCTTCGATAGTCCGACCACGGACTTCTTGAGTAACCTCTACGCGACCGTTCGGAAGGACCTCTTGCTTAGTGAACAAATCTACGCTGTCTTCGTAGTCCCCCATGTCTGACTCGACATAGGCACGGACATTCTCAGGCAGCACAGCAGGAGCAATAGACTCCTTCATGATGATGCACTGTGCGTTGCCCATAGGGTCACGCTTGACGATGTAGCGGTCTAGGTGGATAACCCGCATAGCACCATCGTCAGGCATGTAGAGGAGGGCGTTGCCCGTTACGACAAGATGCCGCAGGGCCTCGAAGGTCGCTACGCGGATATTGTTGACTTCGATCTCACGAGCTACTGCGTGTTCGATCTTAGACAGAGACTTCTCAATCTCTGCATTTACCTGAGGCCCCAGTTGACTGAGCTTGTCCTTTTCCTCCTGATTGAGGACAAGACGAAAAAAAGGGGCGTTAGGGGGGAGGAGAGACAGGAGGAGGGCAGAACTGAGGTTGTTAACCCCCCTAGCGCCCACTGACTGGAATGGAGTCGGAAACTTGCTAGCCGACTTGTCCCCTTCATCTGTGAGGATAGTAGGAACGGTGATCCGAGAACTGTCGCGCCCTCGCATCAAATAAGGAGATCGCTTTGCTTCACACTTGTAGTAGAGAGCAGCGATAGGACCTTGAGCGTTCATGCATTGACTCCAGAAGCATAAGACCCTGCGACAGCCCTAGCCGCAGAGCCTAGGCCCCCACCCAGGGGGATCATGAACTTGCGCTTCCCGGTGACCCCGCCGAGCGCCGTGCGTCGCTGACGAGCCCGTGTGCTGGGCCGTGCTTGACGCTTTTTTTCGAAAGGGGTCTGGGCAAGGATCGGAGGAGGAGAAATCGTGATGGGCGCAGGCGGTGGAGGCGGCGGCACTGGAGCGGGGGGTGGTGGAGCCATGCTCACCTTAGGGCTACCCAAACACATAACATTCTCCTGCCCTCACTTTAGGGCGATCTCATTCTGTTCAGTAAAGATGTGATTCAAGAACCGGACAACTGCTCGTTGTCCTGACACAAACCAGATCTGCTTGTGATCCCATTCAAGATCAGCGCAGGCTTCTGGAAAGCGGCGGTTAAGCTCCTTGAGCAAGTCCTCGGGGATCCGAGGAAAGGGAATCTCTTTGTTTTCCTTGTCACTCATTCCGTATAGTCACCCGTATTTTCAGAGCTGTAAGCGTAAAGCAAGATGCTGTAGTTGATTAAGTCAATTATGGTATCTTTAAGCTTCTCGTCCTCTACTTGAAACTTTCCGTTGTGGATGTAAGTAATGAGACGAGACAGCTTGTCCGTCATCCTCACAAGAAACCCTTGCCCCGTGCTTGTGATTCCCAGCTTCTCAACTCTAGTAAAGTTTAGAAAAGCATCACTTGAATCCTCTCCCCCACTGTAGTCGTGGTTCTTTCGTTGCATGAGAGTCCAAGCATGTGAAGTAAGAGTGTCGTGGATTTGCAGTAGCTGCTGTCTATTCATCAGGTGTCCAAAGCTTAACGGTTTCAGTTACTTGATCGTATTCTCCAAAGCGCAGGATCCTCGCAACTCGGGCCTGCACCAGCGCGTCATCGGCTGACAGTTTTTTAGACTCGTAGATCTCGACCACCTTCGCCCAGTCGGGCTGGTCCTTGAGCATGCGCTCGGCTCGCACAGGACCGATGCCGGGGCACCCGCTGTAGCCGTCTACGGAGTCCCCAGCGACGGCCTGCATGAGGTGGTTGAAGTCGGCCTGCTCCTGAGTGACCTCGACCACGCCGTCCTCAGGATGGTTGGGGTTGTAATGCAGACCAGGGACTGTCTTCAGATCCTTGTCAATTGTGACTACGATCTCGTCTCGTGTTTTGTGAGGAGCAGTAGCGAAGATGCCGAGCACATCGTCGGCCTCTAAAGTAGACATGCAGCTATACTCATACGTCTCCTCTACATACTGACGAAGTGCTGGGTATGTAAGAGGCTTGCGTTTGCCCTTACGGTTGGCCTTGTAGGTCTCTAGCACCCCCTTCCGCCAGTTCTGCTTGTGCGACAGGGCGATGAGGACTTCCTCAGCCTCCAAGACCTGCTTGAGGTCTGCTACCCAGCAGTCAAACTTCTGCCGAGCCTCTCGGAAGTCGCTGTGGAGGGTCCACATGTCGTCCCCCCAGTCATATGCTTGCTCACACGAGGCCGTGACCTCATACAGTACTACGTCTCCATCAATCAGTGCTCTCTTCTTCATCCTGATAACCTCCTCCCTTCATAGCTGATCGCGCAATCTCTACGAGACCAACGCAAGCGTGGTATGAACCGGCATATGAGATCGTCATATCCTCGGTCTTTTGTGTCTTTTGGGCCGCTCCCAAGAAGATCATCTCATCAAACCGTTCCTGAAGCTCCTTGATCATATCTTCAGTCGGTGTAAATCGCAGATCACTCATACAACCCTCTTTAGTGCTCGGATCCGTCGAATGACGGACTCCCTCATAGCAGAACGAATCGGAAAATTATAGTAGGAAACAGCAAGTTGGGCCTGCTTTTTCTTTTCAACCATATACGGTATGAGTTTGGATAGACAGTTGCGTGCTTTCTTGCCATATAAGCTCCATTTAAACACTGTTCTACCTGACTTAGTAAGTCTGGACTCTACAGCACACGTACCGCCGAACAGGGAGTGCAGCGTTTCGATTGTGATGCGAGAAGTAGACTGTACATCTAGACGAAGGGTGCCGTTGTGTATCGTGATGCACCCTTCGCCGTCGATCAGCCCTCCCGCCCAGGCACGATTAGTGAGTCTCTGCCCAATTGCGGCCAACTCGATACTCTCCATCGAGGGGGCACCTGAACCCAAGATTGGTTCCGGCATATACGATGGATTGAACCGCAAGTAGTCCGACATCATCTGCTACGTCCTCTTGAGCCTGTAACTGGATCTCGTCATGGATGTGTGCAACTTGCATTACTTCCTGTCGGAGATAGCCACGGCTCTTGAGATGTTTGTGAAGTAGGCACGTTGCCTCCTTCATGGCGATAGCCCCAGCAGATTGGAGGAGCGTGTTCAAAGCAGAGTGCTCGGATCTGATCCGAAGTTTTCTGCCGTCGATACCAATCAAGTGATCTTGAGTCTGGAGTCTGTACTTGATTCCGTCAAGAACTTTCTTAAGAGCAGGAATGCGAGAGAAGAAGGTAGCCTTCATCTCTTTACCTTCCTGCCTGCCGCCGCCAAGGATCTTGCCGATCTTCTCATCGCCAGCACCGTAGCACAGGGCGTAGATGAAAGTCTTAGCCTGATCCCGTGTGGGCAACCCGGCTGCTTCCTGGTTGACTGTGTGAATGTCGCCACTGAGGATCTCCTTAGTGTAGGCACCGTCATCAAACGGGAAGGTGTAATGGGCAAGGCACCGTAGCTCAAGTTGACTGGCGTCCACGCCGACCAGCCGATGGCCGAGCGGGACCGTGAACAGGGCACGGCACCTGTCGCCCCACGGAGCGCCCACACGGGGCACCTGAGCGACGTTGGGTCCACTGTGCGTGCATCGGCCCGTCACGGCCCCGCAGGGGTTCACGCGCCCATAGATGCGCCCGTCGCGCTCCAGCAGCATCCACGCCGCGTCGCCGTCAGCTAGCTGGCCGAGACGCTTTGCTACCGTGAGATACTCGACCATCAGCTTGGCCTCAGGGTAGTCTAGATCCTTGAGAACAGCCTCGTCCACCTTTGGCTTGCCCGTATCCGTGAACACTGTAGGCTCCCAGCCGTAACGGTCCTTGAGTCCCCTAGCGATCTGGTCACGGGAGCCTGGGTTGAACGGGATCTCCCGTTGTCTAGGCGGCCCTGCGATCAGGATGGTGCGGACATTGGACGGCGCGTCCTTCTTCCTCTCGAACTGGCGACCATCGAGAGGGTTGGTGTAGTAGGAAGGCGTCTTCATCTTCACTACTTCAGGTGGGAACATCGACTCCAGCTGGCGACGCAGCCTGTCTTTCTCTTCCAGAAGATCCGCATGCAGGTGCCTAGCGCCTTCGACGTTGAAAGCGAACCCGTTTTTCTCTTGTTGAGAGATGATCTCGGCGAAGTCGTGTTCCCGAACTACAGGGGACTCGTGAGGATCCTCCTTCTCGATCCTCTGCCACAGCGCCTGTGTGACCCTTACGTCCTGCTTGCAGTAGTCGGCCATCTCCGGTGTGAACTCATCCCATGAGCCCTCCTCGGCGAAGTCACCCTTGAGGATACCCAGTCTGACACCCCACGCCTTGAGGCTGTGCTTGCCTGCCAGCTTGGTGGGGAAGTCTAGACGAGCGAAGTCCTCGTTGGCAATGTCAGGCCACAGCATCCTGCACATGACCAGTGTGTCCCTGACTACACCCTCAGGCTTCCACCCAGGGTAAAGACGCTGGATCGCACGGATATCAAAGCTCTGGATGTTGTGCCCAACGATGACATCTGCTAGTCGCAGACGCTCTAGAGCTTCCTCTGTAGGAAGGATCTCTGGCTCGCCGCCGTTCTCCGCAAGTGCGATGCAGTGAATCGTCTTGAGGCCCAGCAGCGTGCGGAAGTCTGAGATCGTGTTCGTCTCAATGTCGAAGATGACGGTATTCATCAGCTTGACTCCCCAGGAACATCAACTACCTCAGGTGCGACCCACTCAGACAGGCGACCACTCTGAATGTCGTAGTCCAGAGTTGTCGCAATCCCAGTGTGACCAGAGTAACGGTTCTTCAAAACACGCATGGACATTAGGTTGCTCGTGCTCTCGTCCTGCTGATTGCGCTCACACCCGATCACGGCGTCAGACAATTGAGCTATGGCGTGGCTACCACGAAGCTGAGACAAGCTAGTCGTCCCGCCCTCTTCGTGTGACCGACCCTCGGGCCTGCGTAGGTGCGACACTAGCATCAGGTGAATGCCCGTCTCCTCACACAGCGACCTCAGCTTCGTCATGACGTTGTCGATCATGCGGCGCTCGTCACCGTCCTCCAAGGCGCTCACCACAATCGACAGGTGGTCGAGCACTACATACCTACACTCCATCGCACGGGCCATGTAGCGCACACGACTGAGCAGGTTCGACGGATCGATGGATCCCCAGTGGTCATACAACACAAGGTTGCCGCCACCTACTGTAGCGTCAAACGCCATGCGCTTGGACTCGTCCGTGATCTCACGCTCTTCCCAGAAGTACGGAGGCACATTGAGTTCCAGACCCATGATGTTCTCAGAGGTCTTGCGGATGCTCTCCTCTAGAGCAATGTAGCCCACCTTCTCACCTTGCTTGATGAGGTAGTAGGCAATCTCTCTGGTGATGCTGCTCTTGCCGATGCCTGTGCCTGCCGTCAGTGTCACAAGCTCACCACTACGCATGCCAAACAGCTTCTTGTTCAGCCCGTCCCACGGGTACGGGAGGGAGCGACGAGCATCCTTCTTGATGATCATCTCCCACACTTCCTCGCCAGGGACGACACCGTCAGGACGATAGCTCTTCGCTCCGTAGATGGAGTCAACTAGCTCTCGAACCTCTCCATTCAGGATGCACTCATTGGCATCCTTACGCGGAAGACTGGAGACGATCTTGACCTTGCCTGGGC